CTGCTGTAATACCAGATCCAGATTCATTAGCTGACATAGTAATTGTAAAAGTATTCGCACTTGGAACAGAGATAACTTCAAAAGGATTTGTTGTGAAATCAGCAGTTGCAAACCCAGTCCCAGATCCCGGTAAAGTAACACTTGAAAAAACAACATACTCTCCAACTTTTAACTCATGCCCAGTTTTATTTATTGTTACTGTAGCCGAGCCATTTGTTGTTGTAATTGTACAAGATGTTAAGGCTGTTCCGAGCGGTGAAATATCATAGAAGGCTCCCTCATAATATAAGAACAAACCTTTAGTAGTTCCTATTGCAATATATTTGTTGCCGTCTAAGGCAACCCAGTTGTGTATACCTCTTGCTACACCCGGTAAGGTGTTTACTATGGGTTGTGTCCACCCACCAATTTTTTCTGGTTCTCCATAACGAAATCTAACAAAATCACCATCTGTCCACTGATATTCAGCAGTGGTTTTTGTCATTTGTTTATTAAACCCTGGTTTGAATGGAATCTTTATTAAAGGCATTTTACCTCGCAGTCACAAAGCTAGTCCCATCGCCATTGAAGGGGTTTTTAGCGAAGGCCATGTACGCATAAACGCCAGTACTTCTGTTAATTTGAGTATTAGTAGTTCTAGGTTTAAAACCATTTGATAATACGTCTAAATCTATTGATGAACCATTATCACCTTGCGTTAAATCAGCAAACAAAGAATTATTAGTTGGATTTGAAATAAACCTTGCACCATCCCAAATTGGCCAGTTTTGATTATTTCCTATTTCTTTGAACATTATCCACGCTGGCAAAAATCCTGTATAAATAAACGGACCATTTGCATGTCCGTTTCCATTGTATTTTCCAAATTTACTAAAGCCATCAACGCCATGCCAGCAGTACGCAATCATGCTATCGCCAGACCCATTAACAGAATTTGCATTAGTACCCCCACTTGCGACTTCAAATTTAGTTGCATCAATTTCACTATAATCAAATTTACCAGTTACGAAACTACCTGGTTTAATGGTATCATTTAATTTTGCATTTTGATCAGCGGTAAATTTATGATGATAAACCCACCAATCCGTTGTATCAGACATATTTTTAATTAATATCCATTCTGGTGCTGCAGAAAGTCCGTGCCCTATACCTGCCGTTGAAGCATTATTACCAGTCCATTGTACGATTGAGAAGCCTGCTGTCGTGTTTTTCTGTACGGTTGAGGCTATGTCAATATCTCCTGTAGCACTTATAGATTCTGTTGTCCCCGCATTTGCTACCCAATTCCAAGCTACCATAGAATCATCGGCAGTATTTAAAACATTAATATCACCAGTTGCATAACCACCTTTTAAAAATTTAGTTAAATGATTTGAATCAAATGCTTCCGTATTTGTTCCACTAGAAATCAATCTTTTACCTACTCCTCTACTACTATCTACAAGTTGACTTGGTAAGGTAGCACCAGTGTTATCTCGTGATTTAGCCCACACTAATCCACTTACACCTCTAGATGTTTCTGGTAAGTTGTCTTGTTGTATAGCAGAAAATCCATCTGGCGGGGTTGCTGCAAAAGTTCTTTGTCCAAAATTATATTCTCCAACACTATTAGAATCAGACCTAACCGCACAAGGATAGAATTTATTTATTCCATTTGCTCTGTGACAACCACCAACATCACCTACACCAGTAGCTGGATTTCCACTGTTAAACCAACCTGTCGTACCTCCAGAGCCTGAAACAGCTTTTCCGACGAACCCTTTTCCATTATCTAAATCCATAGCAAACATTAAAACATCATTTGCTTCAACTGTTGTATAATTTACTTCTTTAGTGTATTCGTGGTCAACAAACCAAGACCCAGCAGAATATTGTCCAGAAGCACCAGTTGATAAGGCACCAGAAAAATTACCACTACCTTGTGTACCAGTAGTACTAGCTTGAGAGCCTCCCGCACTTCCGTCATCTTTCCAACCCCATAATCCAGCACCAACAGTTGTGATTTTTACCTCCCAATACCATTTGCCAGTATTTACCCCAAAACTCGGTTGTGCTACTGCTTGTGCAAATCCACCTGATGTTCCTGTACTGACTGTTAAATTACCCTCACTCAAAGATGCACCAGAAGTAACATCAGCAAATGTGTTGTGATTTTGAGTGGGACTATCTGTGGTCTGGTCTGTGGTGGCTAAATTAGTTACACTAAAATCGTTAGTTGTGGATCTATCACTCGTTTGATAGTCATAACCTAAATTTGCAACAGCACTATTGTTTTGAAAAGTTAAACGGAAACCATTCGTACCATAAGTGATACCACTTAGTGTCTTGGGGACCCAGCGTCCGGTTGAGGTGTCGGTGACGCCAAAGGTTTCTGGTCCATAGTTTGTGCCATCAATCCAATTTACTTCTGCTAAATATCCGTCAAAATATTCTGAGTTATTATATTGATATTTACCTATAGCGTGTACTACGTTTGCGTTAAAGTTTCCATTAGTATCAGTTATTGATCCAGTTGTTCCAAAAGTTTGCAAATCACCATCTACATAAATTTGTAATCTATCGCCTGCTGTTCCATTGGATGCTTCATATCGTATTAAAAAATGATAGAATTTACTTGTATCTTCAAAAGTTCTATTAGTTATATATTCACCACCATTTGAAGGGTCATAAAAATTAAATTGGTCAGATGAATTAAAACCCATAGTTGCAGCAGTGGAACCTCCCCCAGTTCTTCTTGATATTATTCTTTGACTCGCACCTAGTGTGCATCTTTTCACCCAAAAACTAAATGTCCATATTTTTTGATTACCAGAACCAAAAGTTCTATCTAAGTAAGCACTATCCCCATCATTAAATATAACACTATTAGCAATTGTACCATTATCAGTAAAAGGTACGAACTTACCGACCCTTTGCCCAGTACCATTCCCTTCGTAAATAATTGGAAAGAAATATTCTTCGCCATTTGGTATCGTTGGTTCTGCCATATTAACTCCCTATTAAATCCTTTACATTTTCAAAATATGTAAAACCTGTTGGTGTTGTTCCAGATAATTCTGACGATTTTTTTAAATTAATAAATTGACTTGTTTGTTTTGAACAAACAGAAAATAAAACATTATCTCTTGGCATTTGTGTTGTGGTAGCTGTTAAAGTTGGATTAGTACCATTTGCAGGGTCTCCATCTGTGCCACCATCGGCTGCTATAAATTTCATAGTCGTATCACTAGCATCATATATACCTAAAAATATATTACCTGTATTCATATCAACTACAACCCAAAATTCATCACTTGTTGATAGTGGTACAGCTGGACTTGGACTAATATAACTATTGTTAATTCTATCATTTACTTCTGCATTTGAACTACTAGGTTGTATTCTTACTATATCTAAATCTTCATTTGACCCTGCCGCATCACCAAAGTCATCATCATCAGCAAATGATAATCCTATTTGCCAACCTGCTGTAGTGCTTACTTGGTCAACTGTATATGCAACTGCCCATTTACCAGTGCTCGGTACATTAGCTGTTAAACCAATAAGTGTTCTCGTCCCTGGACCAACATATCTTAAATTACCCTCAGATAATGTTCCTCCACTTCTTTGATTATTTAAAAAATTAAATGTAATCTGATTATTGGTAGGTGTATCAGCTCTTTGGTCATTTGCTTCCATCCCACTTGTAGTGTAATTATTACTACCCGCTTCATCATCTCCTAATTTCACAGGAGTTCCACTTGCATCACTTCCATTGATGTAAAAACCATTAGTACCAAATGTCAAACCACTTACATTTTTGGGAATCCATAAACCAGAACTATTAAATTCACCAAAACTAGAAGGGTATAGTGCTTGTCCATCAACTAATACAATTTCTGCAAGGTAACCATCAAGATGTTGAGTGTCACTAAATAATCTACCAATATTATGAGCTTCAGTGTTATTTATATCTGTATCAAAGTCTTTAGTAGGGTAATCGGTTATAGACAAATCAGTTATTCTTCGTCCGTTTACAAAAATTCGTAATCTTTCTTCGTCAACAGGATGCGTTGTATCAGCAACAAGCTGGATATTGTACCAAGCAGCGGTATCTCTAATTTTCATACTTGTTTTTACTTGATCTGTTACTGACCCTGAATCTGCGTGAACATATGAAATAACATCATCACTGTTAATTTGAAATCTACTGTTATTACTATCATCAGCACCAGCATTGAATAGCTGCATTGTTGAAGTTATATTACCTCTTTTAAGCCAACAACTAAATGTCCAAGTTCTTCTATTTCCAGCACTAGATGGAGTTCGTGCCATATATGCATCATCAGCAGAGTTAAACCTAATTGATTGGCTCACTGAGTGAACAGTATCTGCTGCGCTGTTGGCTCCTAAAATGAATGGCATTTAGAAATCCTCCAGCTTTGGAAACTCCCCTAAAGGTCTTGTCATATCTGGACTTTCTTCTGTTCCAGTATTTGTATATTCATAAAGAGTTTTTAGAGCATCAACATCACTTGCATTATCAATTTGTGTTTGCATTGCATTACATTTCGTTCTAACTGCTGCTCTAAATTTTGCTATATTTGTTGGTAGAGTGTAATCAGACACTTCGCTGGCTTTAATAACATACCAATCGGTATTATTTAAAATACTTTGAGCTTCATCATTTATTTGTTTTTTCTTTACTGTTTTAAGACCCTCATTAATAATTTTATTACCATCTGCATCTAAAATATTTTTTCCATCCTCATCTTTGACCTCTACATCAACCAAACTGTGTGCAGTAGCTTTGCCCCAAGTCATTTTTACAACTTTATTTTTGTCATCCACAGTATAAGTATGGGTAGTATTTCTATGGTATTCTGTATTTTTGTAATTTGTTCTGTCTTGTTGAACAGGGTATACACCTATTTCTGCTAACTCTGATTTACTCCATTTTGAGAAAACACCACTTGAATATTGATAATCACCAATTTTAAAAGCTTGTGCTCCGTTAAAAATTTTTATAACCTGTCCATTTTTTACTTGTGCCCACATAATATTTCCTAACTAAGTGTTAAATTTAAATTTCTTCCTACTTCAAGAAACTTTGAACCATTATAATAGAATACAAAAAGATCACCTTTTGCAGCAGTGGTGGTTAATGTTGGAGCAGTGTCTCCAGTAAATTCAAATACTGCATTAAATGTTGGTTCACGAGTTCCTGTTCCATCCTGAATTATTAAGAGTGATACAAACTGTCCTGTTGAACCATTTGTAGGTGCAGCAAAAGTTCTATTTCCACCTAAAGTTACCTTTGCAACTGGTGCTGCTTGCACATCCCAATTTATTGTTGCACCATCTGTTAATGTGGCTTCTGGAAAATAAGCCGCATCGTTAAATTTAAACTTACCATTACCTTTAGCGGTAAAAGCTAAACCTACATTCGTATCACCACCACTTACTGCAAGTCCTACATCATTTCCCGTAGCTGCGTTTGTAATTTCTAATTCATTTACAGCACTAGCTGTTTCTTGAAATATTATTTGTTCGTTTCCGTTTGAATCTGCAATAAAACCAGCATCTGCAAATTTAGGCTTAGTTAAAGTTACAGCACTAACACCACCACCAACAATTGTTCCTGAATTTGTTATTGTGCCTGAAAAGGTTTTGTTAGATAAAGTATCTGTTGATGCCGTTGTAACAATTCCTGTATCAACAATATTAGTTCCATCCGAATATAAAACTCGTTTTGTTTTATCGGCTGCTGCAAAAGTGTAGCCAGTGCCACTTACAGTTTTGAATTGAACTGTGTGTGCACCCGAAGTCTCGTTTGATATTATGTAAACTTTTTCTATACTGTTCGGAATAGTTACAATTTGATTACCTGTTATTGTTCCTGATAATTTTATAACTGCGTTTCGAGCATTGGATATTGTCGCATCCGACATTAATAAAGCTGTTGTTTGTGCACCACCTGCAATCGAAACATCTTGATAGCCAGCAATAGCTTGTTCAAATAATTCAAAATTGTTATTTGTTTTTGTACCCCAAGTTCCTGAATTAGTACCTGTGACCTGAAGCTCAATTCCTAAACTGTTTGTGTATGAAACCATAATTATCCTTTTAATGTATTATAAGCGACTTACGCAGCTTTATCAACCTCTGTCCAAGTTGAAGTCGAGCCTCTGTTAACTTCTGCCCAACCTGTTACAGCGACACTTCCTAAACCACTTGTTAAATTAAAACCTGTTACTAATATTGGAGAACTTATTACATCATCTGCATCTCCTAATGTAATACTTAAACTTAATCCAGTTAACGCTACTTCTTGTCCAGGTGTAGCCGAAAAAGATCCAAAAGATAAAGTGCTACTTAGTCCAGTAAGTGTAACTAGAGCGTCACCTGTAATTGAAGGAGTGCCTATAGAAGAAGTTAAAAGAAGGCTTACGGCTTCTCCTACACTAGCTAATTCAGCGTTACCAACAGCAGATGTAAGTGTAAGACCACTTAACGTTACGTCAGTATCGGCGTTTTCTCCCCAGTTACCTTGTCCCCAAGTATACGAACCCCAAGTGCTAGACATTCTAACCTAGCTAATTCTTATAATTGCAGCTGATGTGGTAAATGCAGGAAACTGAATGGTAAACGTTCCAGAAGTTGCAGTTTTTTCAGAACCAAAATCTAAAACAGCTACAGCAGGATCTCCTGATGCAGTATCATTATATATCAAAGCTCCTTTTGCAGTCAAAGTTACACCAGTGTAAGATCTATCAGCAAAATCAACTATTGCAGTATTAGTAGCAACTGATGTTCCACCATTAACTAAAGCTTTACCACTAGCAACGTATTGACCAGAAGCCGATACCTCACCATCTGTTGTGTAACTGGTAGTTGATTTACCAAGAACAGCAGAGGCGGTGTACAAAGCTAATTTAAAACTGTTTCCTCCAGTTTGTTTGAAGTTATGTGTTCCTTCAAGCAACTCTTTCTTAAACGAATTTGTTAATACACTTGTTGTTATAGCCATATTATTACTCCATAAAATTAAGGTGAAGGTGACGGTATGGGCAATCTTGGAACGCCTTCTTCATACTGTCCTCTTCTACGTTGTCCCATTTGCTGTAATGCAAATGCTTGAACATCTTCATTATACTTATCTAAGTACACTTTGTATAGC